ATCCTGAGTTAAAAGAAGTTGTATCAGATATAAGGGAACACTATTTAGATATAGCAGAGGCAAGTCTAATACAAAAAGTTAAAGACGGCAATACTCCTGAATTGCTATTCTATTTAAAAACAATAGGAAAGAATAGAGGATATATTGAAAAGCAACAATTAGATTTATCAAGTGGAGATAATAAAATTAATAAAATAGAAATTGAAATCGTTAAACCTAAAAGCGACTAATGTATTTGAAAGAAACTTTAAAGCCACAACCAAGATAGTAGTTAACCAAGGTGGAACAAGAAGTGGAAAGACTTATGCACTCTTACAACTATTGCTTACACAAGCATTAGAAGGGAATAACAAACTCTTTACTGTGGTAAGGAAGTCTTTTCCTAGTCTAAGAATATCTGTATTAAGAGATTTCATTAATTTATTAATTGAGTATAATTTGTATAGTGAAGCTATGCACAATAAATCAGAACAGATATTTACTTTTGGAACTAATAAGATAGAATTTATATCATTAGACCAACCACAAAAAAAGAGAGGTGCTAAAAGAGATACTTTATTCATAAATGAAAGTAATGAGTTATCTTATGAAGATTATTTTCAATTAATAATTAGAACAACAAGTAAGGTCTATATGGACTTTAATCCAAGTGATGAGTTTCATTGGATATATGATAAGGTCTTAACAAGAGAAGATTGCACATTTATTCAGTCCACATATAAGGACAATCCTTTCTTAGAACAAACTTTAGTAGACGAGATAGAAAGGTTAAAGGACACTGATAATAACTATTGGAATATCTATGGATTAGGAGAGAGAGGAGTAAGTCAAAGTATTATATTTCCTAATATACAAATGGTAGATAATTTTAATGGAGAGTTAGTGGGTTATGGTTTGGACTTTGGGTATGCCATAGACCCTAGTGCCTTAGTAGTGGTTTATAAAAATGATGACAAGTTATTTTTTAAAGAATTAATATATGAACGAAAACTTACTAATGATGCCTTAGCTAAAAGGTTTGGCGACTTAAATATAGATAGACAGGTTCCTATATATGCTGATAGTGCCGAACCTAAATCAATAGCAGAGATACACAGGTTTGGTTGGAATATAAAACCAACACAAAAAGGTAGGGATAGTATAAATATCGGAATAGATATATTAAGGAGATATAGTTTATATATAGACAAAAAAAGTATTAACCTAATAAAAGAATTTAGGTCATATAAATACGAGGTAACCAAAGATGGTATAACTACGACTAAACCACAAGACAAAGATAATCACGGCATAGATGCTATAAGGTATGCTTGTATTATGAATTTAACCAAACCAAATTTTGGTAAGTATTTTATAGCTTAGAAACAAAATGTTAATTTTTATATTTAATAAAAGATGAATTTACAATTAGTAGTGCCTAATGAATGGGCAGACATTACGATAGAGCAATTCCAAGAGTTTGAAAATAACCTAAACTCTAAACGAACCAAAAAACAAAAACTAATTAAAAGTATTTGTATTTTATGTAATGTAGATGAAAAGGTAGTTAAAAGATTGAGGACTAAGGACTTACAAGAAATTGCTCTTGAAATAAATAAGTTAGAAAATGTCAAACCTTATGAAGTTTCTTTAAAAAAGCAATTTCAGTATAAAGGTTTTGAATATGGATTAATACCAAATATGAGTGAAATGACTACTGGAGAATTTATAGATTTAGAAACTTGGAGTGGACAAGATAACTCAACAGAAAACTTACACAAGATAATGAGTATACTTTATAGACCTATAATTGAAAAACCTAATGTGGCAGGACAATATAAGATAGAGAATTATGACCCTACGATAGAAAAAGAAAATGTGATGTTAGACCTACCAATGGATATTGCTCTTGGATGTCTTAATTTTTTTTTTCATTTAGGCGCACAACTTATAAAGAATTTGGACAACTCTTTGAGCAAGAAGAAAAAATAAATAATGATGAAAGCATAACAAGAAATGCTAAGGCACAGAATTTACAAGAGAAGTATGGTTGGTATGGAATAGTATATCAATTAGCAGGAGAAAATGTCTTAAACATTAAAAAAGTAACCTTAATACCAATATATGAAGCCTTAACCTTTTTATGTTATCAAATGGACTACCAACACGAAATGAGAAAGAAACAATCAAATAGTATAATATAATGCCTGATAAAAAAGAAAATATAAACTATTACTACTTAAGCTATAACTATGTAATAGAACAATTTAAAACCATACAAGAAAAGCATTTAGGATTAAAAAGTTTTTTTTGTGGTCCTATGGAAGAATTGGACATAGAAAAAATAAATAAGTATGAGTGGCCTATTTTATATTTAGAGCCAAGTGGTATAGAGGTAAATAACTTTACACAGACATTTACTTTTGAAATAGCTGTTCTAGATAAATTTTATATGAATGAAAGTTTCGGTCAAAGACAAATTACTCCAGAGGGAGAAGATAGCACAGGACCTTATACATTTAATTTTAGTAGGTTATCAGATTTAAGACATAGAACACTAAGCGATTGCTATGCAATAATTAAAGATGTAATAGCTTCATTTATTCAAAACAACGAAAGTATTAGTTGGGTAAACACTCAAGTAGATTTAGAATTACCAATAAACCTAACACCAATCAATACAGGTTTTGATTCAAGTTTATCAGGTTGGACAGGCACTGTTAGAATTACATCTAACAATAAGAATGATTTATGTCAATCAATGATAGAATTACAACAATGAAACTAAATACTAATGACATACCTAAAACAATACAAGCCTTTCAGAATTATGGAAAGCAAGTAAAGAGGTATTCACAAATGATATTATCACAAAGAGGAAAAGACGGAATTTTAAAAGATAGTATTGATTATAATGTTCATAGTAGTGGAAGTAATGTAGGAGTAGATATAATAATTAATTCTCCTGCAGATGAGTATTGGGCATACATAGAAAGTGGTGTAGAGGGTAGAGAAAAGAAACTACCTAATGTAGGTAAGAATAGCGACCTATTTGGGTTTCCTAATTTTAAATTTAAGGGAAAGAATATAGCAGAGGGAGTTATAGAGTCGTGGATAAAGAAAAAAGGTATTAGAGGTAGAGTAGATAAGAAATGGAAAAGTGCAGGAAATAAAGGCGGACAATTTATATCAGATAAATCGTTTGCTTTTATTATAGGTAGGTCAATAGCTACAAGAGGTTTGCCTTGGACTGGTTTTTTATCTCAACCTATCCTCACACAAAATCAAAACATTACTAATGAATTATTAGATGCTTTTGGAACAGATGTTATGAATAAATTAGATTTTGAATTAAAAGTAAAATAAATGGGCATAGATATAATACAGGTTCCTGGAGATAGTGGAACAAGTCAAAACAAACACATACCTATATATTGGAAAGACAGGGTAGTATATGGTGTTACTGAAACATCAGATATGAGTAGTTATTTCAAATTCAAATTTGTATTAGAAGTAAGGTTAGGTAGTTCAACAGGAGAAATAATTGCTAAAATAAAACAACCTTGGAATGGTTATGAGAGTTCAGTAGGAGTAGATTGGAGAACCTTTTTTGATATTAAAGATATATTAGCATCTTATCTATCTTTTACTGTTGCTGATGCAGGAACTTCATTTCCAAATATAAGAAGTATACACAGGGTAGGGCAAACATTAAATGACCCTACTCAACCTTTTAGTCTAAGTAATTTTATTAAAAGAAGATTAGCAATTAAAGTATATAAAGAATATGCTACTACATCAACAGGAATACCAGTAGAAGATGAAACAGGTGCAGAAAACCATAGACACTTTTGGTGGAATGCTACTTGGAAAAGACCTTATGAGGTTGCACCTAATGATTATGATATATACGATAACCATTATGACTATTATTTTAATCCTGGTAATGAATTTAAATACTTTTATTCAGATGTAGCACAAGGTGCTCAGGTTGGAATGAAATACGACTTTACAGAAATGAGTTTGAGTAGTAATGCAATAGATTTAAGGTTTAGTGGAACACAAGAAACAACCACAGGAAACTATCTTATTCAATTTATTAATAATTATGATAGTGCCACGGTTACCTTTACAGGTGCAGATGCAGGTTCATATAAAGTGTTTGTAAGAGTAATTAAGAAAAATGGTTATTCAGATTCTTTTAGTTATATAAATTCAACAACTAATGGTGGAAGTGGAGTTACATCAACCACCACAGATGATACTAAGAGAGTGGTGCATTTTGGTGTAGGACCTAAAAACTTATTAGAGTGCACTTTATCAACTGCCCTTGATGATTACTTTAATGGAACAGAAGAATGGTTATATTATGAAGTTAGGTTAGAAACAGTAAGTAATGTAGTAAGTAGTAGGTGGTATTATTTCGTAAATGGCAAGTATGCTAAAAATAATATAGCCTGTAATCCTTATAATCTTATTTCTTCTAACAGGTATAGTAATACCTATATAAGGTTAGGTTGGATTAATAGTTTAGGGGGGTGGGATTATTTTAATTTTGCTTTTAGAAACGAAGAAAAATTAGAAACTAAAGGAGAAATAAGAAAGAGGACACCATCAGGAGTATTTGACGGACAATACTATGATGAAAACCCAACACAATTAACATCTTTTGCATTAAGTAAAGATGTGAAAAGGGTAATGACTTTAAATACAGGTTATATAGCAGATGGAGAAAACAAATTAATAGAAAGTCTTTTTAAATCTCCTCTGATTCATTATATACCTTTTAGAGATGAAGAAACAGCAACAACAGTATTCTTAAAAACTAGAAGTATAACAAGACAATCAGTAATGAAAAATGGTGCAAGTGTTAATTATACTTTTCAAATAGAATTTGAAAATAGAGAACCAGTAGTAGCAAGATAATGAGTAAGCAAACAATTCAAGTAGTAGCCTTTCGTAGGGATAGTCTAACAGACAATATAGATAGAACTAAGCCTTTTTACTTAGACATCACTAATGCACCTGAGATTAGAGTAAATTATAATTTTGAAGATGTAAAAGACCCTTCAAAAAGAAAAACTGACTTTTCTCAAAAATTTAAACTACCAATGACTGATAAGAACAATAAATTCTTTCAACATTGGTATAATGTGAATATAGACAAGTTAATTTATTCTCAAACAGCAGAAATAGAATCTCAGGTAATAGTAAA